CATCATTTGATGGGGGGTTTTGTTTATATGGGACTAATTACAATAAAGAAATAGGGAGAGCTATAGATCATGGCCGTTACAGTTACCAATCAATCCAATCCTCTTGCTTCAAAGCTTGTGCAAGATACCGCCGCCACTGCCACCGCAGTAGACAATACGACAGGAAATCAAGGAACTTTATATATGGTTGAGATCGATAATTCAAGCTATGGTACCGCTGTTTATTTTAAGCTTGCTAATGCTACTAGTGCCACAGCCGGCACAACGGCAGCCACAATGGTATTTCTTTGTCCCGCCAGCGTCAAGCGAAGTTATGTATTTCCAGAGGGACTTGCTTTTAGTGCTGGATTTAGTCACTGGTGTACAACTGCCGCTGATGAATCTAGCGCAGCGGCGCCGGGTACCACCCCTACTGTACGATACGTCACTAGCTGATAAAATAAAAACAAGCCCTCCGTCATTTGACGGGGGGTTTTGTTTATGTGGGTACTATTTAAAAGTAGTGAACAAGCAGTTCACACCAAAGTTATCGGGTAGGTTTTGAGCTACCCCCTCGTATTGCTGAAACAGACCAATACAGGGACACGATTATAAAGGGAGGGTTTTTAACTATGGGTACTAAAAGAATAGGTCTCGCAAGAGTCGAGGCATTGATTGAGAATTTAAAAAGAAATGTTGATCTCACGGACGCAACATTGACAGACTGCATTCTTACAACCAGTAAGGCGGTAACACTATCAGGCGACTCAACCATCGCCGGATCCAAGGCAAACTTCAGGTACGATGTACAGCGCGGTTACGATAGGTGGTACCTTGAAGATTACTTCAGACAATTGCCGGGTGTTAGCGCCGATATTGATCAGGCGTATACCGTTGAAGTCGCAAGAGCACTAAACAAAAACTTTGAGCTTCTGGGTACTAATAAAACTACAGCTTTGGCAACGTTTGATCATGATTATTCTGGGATGACGATGACAACCGGCACCACCGACAACGATCAGATGATCTGCCTCCCCCATCTGGATTCGAAACAGAGTGCTTGGGGCGTTGCCGGACAATTTGACTCACAGAAATCAGTTGAATGGGCCGCGCGGATCACCACCGGTGCCGCTATTACTACTTATGCTTTTTGGGCTGGATTGAAATTGACCAATGTTCCTGCATATGCAACGGACGCCGATCAGGCTTATTTTGTGTTTGCTACAGATGATGGTCCTGCGGGAGCCCTTACTTCAAATGCCAATCTTCATTTTGTGCATAGTATCGGTGGCGTTGATTACATTAGTGATCTTGGTATTGCTGTCGCAGCAGATACAACTTATAGTCTGAAGATCGCAATTAATTCTTCAAGAAAGGCTACGATATTTGTTAATGGCACACAATATTCACCAACAACCGCCACCACAGCGGGAGGAGTTGATGTGTCCGCGGGTACCAACAAGACAGCAGCGTTGACTGACAACGCCGCATTCATTCCTTATATTGGCGTACAGTGTCTTGCCGGCTCTGCCGCCAGAGCACTCCGCGTCCATTATCAGAAAATTAGCACTGCTTGTTGATATTGATAGATGGTTTAAATAGCCCCACTTCTTTCGGGAGGTGGGGTTTTTTCTTGACAAACCAAATCAAACCTGTTATATTAAAGCATACCGGAACACCAGGAGAAAAACATGTCCGAACCCACAGTTGTTGATGCAGAACATACAGAGATAGAGCACACCATAGAGAGCAGGGTGGCAGCCTTGGAACAACAATTCATCAAACTCTTAGAAGGGCAGAAAAATATATTAGAGCATTTTATAGAGCTATCTGAGGCTGTTGTTAAAAACACCACAGAACTCGAAGAAGAATAAAAAAACGCCGATCTGTCGAAAAATACTGCCGGCAATTTTTTGAGATTTTCGGTTTTGTATAAATAAGACTATTTACTATACACCCAAGGAGCATATAATGGGAAAGAAACGAAGATTGATATCGGCTTATAAGAAATTTAAAGCCAAGCACTCAAATCATCCATTAATTTTACGTAATTTAGATGAAGACGAAGAATTAAAGATAGAAGAACCAGTTGTTGAGGCAAAAGAGGAGCCGGTAGCTGTAAAAGAAGAAATTGTAAAAGAAGACGAGATCCAAGAGCCACCTAAGCCGAAGATTAGAAAAAAGAAAACAACAAGAAAAAGAGCCCCTCGAAAGAAGACAGCAAAGAAAGAAAAATAGATAACACATCTTTATTAAAGAACCCCCGGTACTGCTGGGGGTTTCTCTTTTTGTAAACTATTTACACTAGCGGGAGATCTACCGAATGTCAAAGCTAAATCCTAAATCAAATAATAATTCAATAGTATTAACTTCAACCGGAAGCGTCACGGCTGTTGCTTCAGCAGTTCCATTTGGAATGTATACGGGTTCCATCGACTTTTTAAGTGGTGCCGCACTACAAGTTAATTTTGTTTATAAAAAACTTGGTGGAGATGTAGTAGATATTGAATTGACGCCGGCAAATGTCTATTCAGCATACGAAGAGGCAGTTTTAGAATATTCATATATTGTTAATCTCCATCAGAGTAAAAATATATTATCAGATGCTTTGGGTAGTGCAACTGGTACTTTTGACCATTTGGGCAACATAAAGGGAAATGCGACATTATCTTCTAGTTTGGAAGGTGATCATGTAGCATTAAAGTACCCTAGAACCAAATTCTCTATTAGTAGAAAAGTCGGAGATGGACTGTCTTCGGTGGCTGGTTTTGGGGGGACCACTAGACAATATTCTGCCTCCTTTAGTCCAGCAACCGATCAGCAAGATTATGATTTGCAGACAATTATTGAAGATGCTGGTAGTTCGGGTACTGATGACGGCGGCAACGCGGTCGATTTCTCTGGAAAAATAAATGACAAGCGGGTCATAGTCACAAAAGTTTTTTACAGGTCCCCACGCGCGATGTGGCGCTTCTATGGCTACTATGGTGGAGTGGGTGTCGTAGGCAATTACTCAACATACGGTCAGTTCGCGGATGATTCAACATTTGAAATTATTCCAACGTGGCAAAATAAAATGCAAGCAATAATGTATGAAGATTCAATTTATACAAGAACTTCTCATTATTCATATGAGCTTAAAGATAATAGATTAAGATTATTTCCACCACCGAGTTATTGGGGGTTTGACGAGCAAGAACGAATTTGGGTGCAATTTTATGTTGAAGATGACATATGGGATGAAGCAGATCGGTATAAATCCGGCATTAATGGCATAAATAATATGAATACACTGCCATTTGATAATATTCCATATGTGAATATTAATGCAATTGGTAAACAATGGATTAGAAAGTATGCTCTTGCACTTTGCAAGGAGATGCTTGGACAAATTCGCGGTAAATTTACGACGATGCCGATTCCAGGCGAGAGCATTACATTAAATCACTCCGAATTGCTGTCCCAAGCCAAAGATGAACAGGAATCCTTGAAAACTAGCTTAAAAGAAATGCTTAAGGAAATGGAGTACACAGAATTAACTAAACTAGATAGTGAAAAAGCAGAGGCAGTCGCAACAACGTTTAAGAATTCACCTCTTCCAATATATGTAGGGTAATGATAAATGTCAAATGAATGGAAAAGACCAGCCGCGCCGCCCCCACCCCTCTTTTTTGGCGAGAAAGAGCGCGACCTTGTTAAGCAAGTCAATGATGAATTAATTGAAAAAGTTATTGGCCAACAGGTCTTATATTATCCCATTGATGTTGAAAGAACAAATTTTCATGAATTATATGGCGAGGCAATCGAAAAAACATATTTACCTCCCATAAGAGTGTATGCTTTGGTGGAGTTTACGGATTATTCTACCACATACATGGAAGGCATGGGAATTGATAAGTCCTGGGAAATTAATGTTCATTTTCACAAAAGAAGATTAGAAGAAGATCAAAATTTATATGTTCGCGAAGGTGATTTTGTTTTGTATGGAAAATATTATTACGAGATAGTTAAATTAGCAGAGCCTAAACTTTTGTTTGGCCAATCGGATCATACTTTTGAGATTTCTGCAAGATGCTTGAGAGCGAGGAAGGGACTATTTGATGCTACCTGATAACTTCGATTTTGCCATGCTGCCACCGGGTTCTTATGACTTGAAAGAAGTAGGAATGCTTTCATCGACCATAGAATCAATAGATTATGCTATAATGTCATGGATAAAAGAGGACTTAAGACTAAGCGCCACCACAAATGAGGGATTTAATAAAGTTCCAGTATTGTGGCAAACACCAGAAAGGGCTTTTCAAATTAAAAATGAAAAATCTTTGAGAGATGATGCCGGCGCCTTAAAATTGCCATTAATTAGTGTCGAGAGAACCGGAATTATAAAAGATCCAGCACGCAAAGGCTCTTATCAGGCACATCTTTATTCTGAAGACAAGAATGGAAGAACTGGTCGCTTGGTTATAGCAAGAAAAATAGTTCAAGACAAAACACGCAATTTTGCTGTTGCAGATGGCCCCCCCAGACACAACGACATTAATTTACAGCAACATTTTCCAAGAACTAATAAAGAAATTGTAATAAAAAGTCTTTCAATTCCAATTCCAGTTTATGTGAATGTTGATTATAAAATTATTGTTAAAACTGAATATCAACAGCAAATGAATGATTTGTTGGCTCCATTTATGACAAGAACCGGTCAAATTAACTCTTTTGTTATGAATCGAAATGGACACTTATATGAGGCATTTATAGATCAGGGGTTTACGCACAATAATAATGTTTCAAATCTTGGAGAAGATCTAAGAATATTTACATCTGAGATAACTATTAAAGTTTTGGGGTATTTAATAGGCGAAGGCGAGAATGACGATAGACCACTAGTACGAGTTGACGAGAATTTTGTTAAGGTTACTTTCCCACAAGAGGGAATTGTTAAAGAAGTAGACGGATTTATGAATTTTACATCCTGAACTGAAAGTTCGCTTTTCTTCCGTATTCACAAGCCTTTTGGTGTTCAAAATACTATTTAAACTATGATTGTACTGCAATTAAATCCCATTATTTAAGAGAGGAACTTAAGAATG